TTGCTTTTGAATATGAAAATGAACCTTGACCTTGGCAAACCGGGGCCTGAATTTGGCCCCGCCGAAATCAACAGGACGGAACCTTACTACCCGTCGTTTCACTACGAAGGTAAAGAACCCCTGGACTTGCCGAAGAGCGGCACGATGACCATTCGTTTTCGCAAGTCGGGAAGTTCCGAGAGCGAAGGGCGGAATGGCGACGAGCATTATTCCTGCACGGTGGACGTGCTGGAGATCGTAAGCGTTGAGGGGAGCGAGCCGAAGAAGAGCGCTTCCAAACAGACCGAGGAAGCCCTGGACAACATCCGGGATGAGCGCGAGAAGTCGCAGGAAGACGAAGGTTGATCATGTTTCAAGTTGAGGCGGTCTGGGATGAATCGAAAAAGATCATAGGGTCTTGCTCGGATATTGCGCTGTTTCGTGCAATGAGTGACGCGGTGACGTTGATTGCCAATAAGGCGGAGTTTGAGGGTTGGAAGGCATATATAGACCTCTGCACGAATGGCGGCACGTGTGTTACGCTTCCGCGCGAAGTCGAAACGGTGCTCGCCGTGAATATCGGCGGAAAGCCAACGCTCGGGCTCAGTTCACTTTTCAACTTCCACCTGAATGGCCCGGGTGATTGCACTTGTGCGTGTAACTGGACCTGGCAGGATCAGGGCGGATGGCATAGCACGTATCGCGACCTGACGGAAGGCCACAAGTTGGTGGGGTATGTCTCGACTTCCTCCGACAACGGAAAGGCCCTGATTGTTTATGGCTTTGACACGGCGGGAAACAAACTCCGTCGCCAGGTCGGCGGCGTGTGGCTCGACGGCTACCAAGTTCCAACGATCTATGGCTATGCGATTCCGGACGCTGGCGCGCCAGTTGTCGCGCGAATCATAGGTGTTCAAAAGGACGAAACGGATGGTCCAGTTCGCCTTTCGACCATTGACGCCGGAGGCCCCACGGGGGGAATAGTTCTCGGGGTGTATGAGCCTGACGAGACACTTCCTCAATACCGGCGCATCAAACTTGGGTGCTCGTGCAGTTGGGTTCGCATCGCCTACCGGCGCACGACTCCGCTGCTTACAAGCCGGTATGATCGGGTCACGTTGAAAAGCCGGCTGGCTTTTCTCAACGCGATGCGCGCCGTGAAATATTACCACGATGTTGACCTGGGGCTCGCGCACGCGTATGAAGCGGACGCCGCCAGGCTCGAATTGGAAGCTCAGGACGCGAGCGAGCCTCCGACTTTCCACCCGATCCAAGTCGTTGATATGAACTCGTTGCGCGATAAGGGCGACGAAGACATTCGCTAAAATATGGAACTTAGCCAACAACTGACTTTATTTTTTGCAAATTGCCTGCTTCAGGCGACAGGCACGAAACGCTGCACGAAGTGTGGTCAAACCAAGGTGTGGGACGAATTTTTTGATGACAAAAGAATGAGTCTTGGAAAATCGTCTTGGTGCAAACAGTGTGCTGCGCGGAATGCTTCTGATTGGGAAGGCAAGCATCCGGTCTATCGTAGAGATCGTCGGAGAAAGTTAAGTCCTGAAAGGCGGCGGTCGGATCATTTGAAACAGACGTATGGACTTTCTATAAAAGATTTTGATTCTATGTTCGCCAACCAAAATGGAAGGTGTGGCGTTTGTGGTAAATTCATGGGGCGTCCTTTTGTAGATCATTGCCATACTTCTGGAAAAATTCGGGGGTTACTTTGCCAGTGTTGTAATCTTGCCCTTGGGTATCTTCACGACCGCTCAGATGTGGCTATTAAAGCTGCTAACTATTTGGAGAAGCACCGTGCCTGAACTTACACTGGACCACGACGGAACCTGGTTTCGGGGTTGCAAAAGCGACTGCGATCCCGGGCAACTTCCGGTGGGTTACTACTGGAATGCGTGCAACGTCGTGAATGTCGGCGGCATGATTTCGTGTCGTCCCGGCTACCGCTGCATTGTCGAACTTCCGGATGGGAATCTCCAGGGAGCCGCCATCTTCCGGCCACTTCTCGGCCTGGAGCAAATGGTGATCGTCATCGAAGGGCACGTTTACGTGGCGGACTATCCATTCAAGAACTGGCGCATGTTGACTAACGTTCACATGAATCCCGTGGCCAAGCAGGTTTATTGGTGTCTCGCGGAGCAATCAGCCTATCGGGAAACCACGGAACTTACTTCGGCAATCATCGTGCAAGACCCGCGCCGGATGATGTTCATTCAAGACGGCGACACTGCGCCAGCGTGGTATGACGGTAGCAACTCAGGGCATCTTCGGGACTTGCCTTTTGAGATGCCTGTCGGGAAGTCCATGTGTTGGGTCGGCGACCGCCTCTGGGTTTCGCGCGGCCCATACGTGTTTGCTTCTGACATTGCCAATCCAGTTTCCTTCCGCGAACAGCTTTATCTTGGCGGAGTGGGGGCTTTCGTTTTTTCCGGTGAAGTGACTGCTCTAGCGAAGACGCCCGGACTCGAAGCGCCGCAGTTGATGGTTTTTACCGGCACGAACGGGTCGCTTGTGCAGGCGAACATTCGCGAGCGGTCGCAGTGGACGACTACCACCGATATGCAGCGGGAGATTTTCTCGGTTGGCTGCACGTCTCAGCGATCGGTTATCAGCCATTACGGCCAACTTAGTTGGTTCTCGCAGAGTGGGCAGACCTTTTTGGACCAAGCCGTGCAGGCGACGAATAAGTCGCGAATGCCGATTCGCGATCACGAAATGCACTGGAGTAAGATTCAACTTTCAGCGGACCTTAGTCTGGTAGCCGGGGGCGCGTTCGGGCAGTTTCTTCTTATGAGCGTGCCTTTTGAGGACACGTTTAATTCTCATACTTGGGTTTACAATAACGCGAGCTTTGAAACAATTTCCGACGACTCGGGTCCGTCGTGGTCTGGTTTCTGGACTGGCACTCGGCCTGTGGAATGGGTTTACGGTGACATTGCTGGCTCCGAAAGAATTTACTACGTGTCCACCGACGAAGACGATAAAAATCGGCTTTGGGAGGCGTTCACTCCAGACCGGCTGGACAACGGGTGTCCGATCACTTGGTTTGTCGAAACACGCGGCTATTTTGGGCTCACGTCTCCGGCGCAAAATAAGCTTCCCGGCGCGGATTGTAGGTTCTGTTACGCCGATCTTGCTTTGCTCGCTCTCGACGAAGACTTCGACCTGGGCGTATTCTACGCGGGCGGGCTTCGGGGGGCCTACAAGAAGCTTCTTTCAAAGCGGTTTCACGTGACTCGTGGTGGCTTGACGTATGGGGTTCCGATTCGGCTTAGCACGGATATCGTGACTTATAAGTCGCAATCCCGTCGGGTTCGCACCGAGGATGCGCGCCGGTTGGTGGATGACACCGAAACGGGATCGTGCCCAGCGGAGAGCGATAAGCAAGAAAACGTGGATGAAAGCTTCCAGCTTGCGATAGTTGGTCACGGGCCGGCGACGATTCGCTGGATTCGCACGTGGGCCGCCCCGGAGAAGGAAGACCTGTCAGGCAACGGAGAGGCATGCCAGGACGAAACTGGATTCAATGCGGTGCGCTTTGATGGCGCGGGCGCGCACGCGGGAGACCTTACGGAGGTCCAACTTGGGGTGCTACAGCACGCCATCGAACGATATACCTCGAACCAGACAACCACGGTGGATCAAGAAGGCCAGTCGGTCGTTGGAGTCGGCTACGCCGAGAGTGTAATTTCACAAGCGGTGGCGGATCGGGTCGCGCTCCGAGTGGCCGTTCGCACGGCGGAGAATCAGTTGAGTTGGTCTCTTCCTCCGGTGCTAAGCGTTGGAGAAACTCTTTAACCATATGAACGTGTTTGACTATGTGGGTTTGCGGCGGCTTCCGATCCATTATTTTTCTTCGCCCACGTGTGAGTGGGTTTTTTCATCCACGGCGGAACCGGTGATCATGCTCGAACCTTTTCGGCTAGGTCGGGTAACGGGGTTGGTCATTGAGGGAGTTCTCTCAGGAGTTCATTTGACTTGGGATTCCTATCCTGGGGCGCTTTGCTATTCAATTTATAAGGCGGTTGATGAACTCGACCCCTATGGCGCTTATACGGTGGTAGCGGAATGCACCGAGAATACCGACATTATTTTGGGGTTTCCCGAAGGAACTTTTCGGGTTACCGCAATCACTAACGAGGGGGAGACGGATTACAGTGATTTTGTCACTTATAGCTTCGCGCCGCCACCGCCACCCGTGGACCCGTGCGCTGTGCTTCCGTGGGAAGAGCTAGGCCCGCCGCCAACGAGTTTTGGGGTGGAGGAGACTTTCTATACCCTTAACATTCCCGCCCCTTCTGCGCATTTGGATTTTGACGATCCTTATACCGTCAACGTTGTGAACATTCCCGATCCGTGGCCGGATGGTGATGGATGGGATATTGATATTGATTACGTTAGTGGAGATTGGAAAGCCAATGATGGAAGTCTAATTTACAGCGGTTTCGGGCTTCAGTCTTTTCGTAATAATGCGGAACGGGGTATGCGGATGGCGGTCTGTTCCTTCATTGGTTACAATCAGGCTACGATACAAGCCTTGTTGGGCATAGAATCCTTTTTCTTTCTGGAAACAGCGTTGGCTGCTGGCGAGACTTACGGCATCGGAATCAACTTGCGTAATATTTCATGGGTAAATGGACAACTTGGTTCCTTTGATCCAGTGGACCCCTACTATGACCCTTCTCAGCACTGCGGGAGTTGCCGATTCGACGGGGCGAACTCTTCAACTATTTCGAGTAATCTCGTTTTGAGAGCGAGAATATACCGCGACACTACTCCCGCGATCACTCAAGTTAAGGTTCGTAATTTGAACCACGTCAAAGCAAATCTCACGGCCCCGCCTGCAATTCACCCAGGGTTTTGGGGGCCGAACACCTACGCTTTTTCGACGCGCCCTGGAAATGAATGGAACGGGATTTTCGCCTGTTCTGTTTCATGGGCGTTGGGATGGATTATGAATCCAGACGGGTGCATGGCAGTTCCAACAGACATTAACCTAAACCTAAACGGTTACGAAGTTGACAACAGCAATATTCAAGTCGAATGGAGTGCTCAGTATGTGGACGTAAACGACGTGCTGCATCTTACCCCGGCCTGGATTTTGACCATCTATTGCCAGGACACCAATTGGAACGCTGACTTCATGTGGTGGACGGGAGTAAAGTTGAGGGGAACCACTCCTCTGGGAACCTACCTCGTTTGGCCTCGATACGCCTACAACCTGATTATGGGCGGGCGGAAATGGATGAATCCGGATCAAACTTACTTGTTTGGCGCGGATTTGCCGTGCATCCAGCTTGAACACGTGTAGTTTTTAGCGGACAAATCAGGTTACGAAAGGCACTTTTAGGGTATGGCAATGAATCGAACAAACCTGTTGATCCAGATGGCTCAACTTCCGGCGACTTTCGAGGGCACGCCGGCTCAACTTGGCGCCGAAATGGTGCGCCGAATGCAGGTCGTTTCGCCCAGCGGGACGAACTTCATTTACGTTGGCGACACCGAGCCCACGTCAAACGTCGGCCCGTGGTTGAAGGATGGCAGCAAGTGGTATGTTTGGGACGACGCGGTGAAACGTTACGTCCCCCAGGACATTACCGACTCGGCTACGACTTGGTATCACATTGGATTCAGCACTCCGGCAATCGGTTCGCCGCCGGTGTGGCTGCGAACTACCGCCGATTACTCGATCAACAACCCCACGTATGGCACTCCGATTGCGTGGTATATGTTCAACGGAACCGCTTGGGTTGTTTTCAACGATCTCGTTTTGAGTGGTCCGACGGCCAGCCGGCCTGCTGGCCCAACGCCTTACCAGCAGTTTTATGACACCGATATTTCGGTTTTCATTTGGTGGGAACGCGGAATGTGGCGCACGGTTGACGGATGCCCTGGGGACATTAAGCAAGTCACCTGGCAGACGCTCGCCGAGGCGTTGATCCGAAACCCGGGCTGGCAGGTTCTTGGTAACAACATTCAATCCTGGCGTGGTCGGACTTTGTCGCAGGCTGTTCAGGATGCCGCTGGTTCTGGGGGCACAACTACCCTCGTGGTGGATTCTGGCCTAGCCACGCGCAAGGCCCGCGAGACTTGGGGCGAAACCGACGAAGTGAGCCTGGACACGCACGTTCACCCGCCGTCCAGTGACGTGGCGATTGCGTCTGCCGTGCCTTACCCTCCGACGATTGCTTTTTGGACTTTGGAGAAGCTTTAGAATGAGCGTGGAGTGCGTCCAAGATTCGGAGCGGGTCATTAAGGCCATCCATCAGGTGCTTGAACAGTGCCGGCAGGAATGGACCTTTTATGCTCCCGCGCGTCCGGAGTTCTTGGCGCAGCGATGGCTGGCAGTGTGTCGTGGCGGAGCCGGGGTAACCTATGTGGACTACTCTGGCGCGCGGGCGCGCGGGCTGCTGCTCGGCCTTTTCGTGCCGTGCATGATTACCGGTGTTGAGCAGGCGCTCGAATACTTTTGGCTCGAAGTGCCGGGTTACCGTGCGTATAGCGCGGCGATGGAACTTTTGGCGGCGTTCGAGCAGGACGCCAAGTCGCGCGGGTGCAAGCAAATCATCGTGGGTTCGTCTCGGTTTGTGCGACCGGAGGCAATGCGCCGGCTCTACCGGCGGTTGGGTTACGTTCCGCACGCGGAGGCGTTTAGGAAAGACCTTGTGTAATGCAATCGCTTGTGCTACAAGGTGGAATGAAGATTTGCACAAAATGCAAGGTTGAAAAAGACGTTTCGGAGTTCCGCCTTCGGAAGGGGCACCCGCGAAGCTGGTGTCGTGCTTGCGAAAAGGCCCGGGATGCAGAATACAAGGCGGAGAATCGCGAGTTGCTTCGGGGTAAGGAAGCCGCCCGCCGGTCGGAAATGGGGGACGGCTATGCAGAATACCGTCGTGAGTATTACCAGCAGAATCGTGAGAAGCTTTCGGCGAAAGCAGTAGATGCATATTGGGAAAATCGGGACAAAATTCTGGCCCGAATTGCGACGCCCGAGGGTCGCGCGGTTGCCCGCCGTAATATGCAAGCTTTTCGGTCTGCACATGAGTTTGATCCGGCCTACCAAATGGTGGTGGCGGCGCGAAAGCGCATGTGGCACGCTTTGCATAGTCACGGGAAGCCCGCAAAGACGCGGGAACTTCTTGGGTGTTCCTCCGAAGAACTGGTAAAGCATCTTGAGAATCAATTTCGGGACGGTATGACTTGGGAAAATTGGGGAACGCATTGGGAGGTTGATCACATTCGACCGTGCGCCAGTTTTGGTCTCAGTGATCCGAACCAAGTCCGGGTCTGTTTTCATTTCTCGAACCTTCAGCCCCTTTTGAGGGTTGAAAATCGGCAGAAGGGTTCGTTATACCTGCGTAAGGAGAAGTAAAAAAATCGGGGAAATCTTTGGAATGGCCGGTCAGATGTACGCAGCGAAAGTGCAAGCGGATGCGATTAAGGATGCGACGCAAAAGCAGATTGACGCTCTTGAAAAGCAGCGGAACTTTGTCTATAGCGAACTCGAACCTGGAAAAATCAACGCGCAGGCGCTTTCTGCGGACATTGACCGCGCCAAGAGCCGCCTGGCCCTACAGGGCATCACAGACCCAGACCTGCTCAAAGCCCGTTACGTGGCTGAGCAGAAGATGCTGGAGGGCGTTAGTGAACTCGGCACGGGCACCAGCGAGCAGGTAGCACAGCAAGCCGCCGAAGAGGCGTTGACTGGTGGCGACGTAGCGGCGCAGATGAAGCAGCGGCTTATTGACAGCGCGCTTGATGAACTGAACGCGGGGGCCTCGCTTCCGCCGGACGTGCAGGCCGAGTTGGTGAAGGCCGGATTTGAGCGGTCGGGTGCGGTGAGCGGTGCGGCGACGACCAAAGGTATCGGCGGCAACATCAGCCGCGAAATGATTGGTGAGCGCGCGCTGGCCCTCAAGACGGAGCGGCAAAGCAAGGCGCTTGCGATGACCCAGGCGGCTTCGGCTTTGGAACAAAACCGGGCTTCGTTGCTACAATCTCTTTTCCCCGCACTGAAGGGCAACCAACGTCAAAACCTGGCCGCCGCGCAGGGCACTATGGCAGCGGGTGCGGCGGAGATTCCCGAGGCGGGTTTGTCCGGCGAAAGCGTCGCGAACATTTGGCTTGCGCGCGTGGGAGCCACAAACCAACTCGCGCAGTCGTCGGCGGATGCGGCGGCCAAGAGCGCGACGGCCCAGGCGCAGGCTTGGAGTCAAGGGATAGGGGCAGCGACTAAGTATGGAAGCAGCGCGCTTCCTAGCACGGCCCAAACTTGGAGCGGCATTTTCGGAAAAACCGGGGGGAGTTCCGGGGCGGACGAAGCCTTGGCTCTTTTCGGGTATTAGTATGTTAAACCTAGGCTCTGGCTGGACTTCCAGCACCCTTTCCCCAACGGCGTCGCTTAGCTCTCCTGAGATTGTCGGCAAGATTTTTCAGGACTCCAACTTGGCGTCTAAGGGCGTCGAGGCTAACGTTGCGGCAACCGCGCCTGATGAAGTCAAACAGCAAATGACTCAGCAGCAGCAAGCCGCCGTGGTTGCCGGTGGAAATCCAAAGCAGTCGGGAATGACCGCTATTGGATGGCTGAATTATGTGTCGAAAAACCCAGTAACTGCGGATCAACTCACGCGGACTGGCGGCGCAACCGTGGACCCAAAGCTCGAATCTAAGGTTGGTAGTTTGACTAGTCCCCTGCGGGGAATTCGCGAAACAGCGGCCCAAGTGTCCGCTTTTCAGACTTCTGACGCCCCAGCGGCGATTCTGGCTGAACTTACGAACCTAAACGAAAACCAAGGTTTGCGGCGCGCGGCTTACAATGAAATGCTTAACCGGCTTTTTGGAGCGGCTGAATCGAACTCGAATTATGCTGAGGCATTGCGGGGGGCCGTTGTTCAACCGGGGGCCAGCGTGTCTTATGGGAGCCGGATTTTGAGTGGCAAAGAAATGGGGGCCAATGTCCAGCAATCTGGCGCGGTATCCCGCATGATAGACACTCAACGCGCGCAAATTTCGGGGGCTCAGCAAGCGCAGCGAAATCTTGACGAAGCGGTTAGACAAAGGCAGGCAATGGGCGAGGCGCCTTTTAGTTTTTATACCGGAAGCTCGCAGGAAAAACAGGACAAGAAAATTGAAATGCTTCGGCAACAAACTG